AGTAAATAGAAAGATGAGACTTAAACAATGTAAATGGAAAGATCTATCTGAAGCGAAATCACAAATGGATTCAAGCTTCACAAAAGACGTACGAAGTAAACATTGGAAAGAGGAAATTAAAGATCGAATAGAAGGTGAATCATGGTTTGGAAAGACTTTGAGAACAGCAGGACACAAAATAGCACAAGGAATGGAAGAAGTTATTATGCCAGTTTTGGATAAAGTAGGTTCAACAGTTCAAAGTTTATTTTCAGCATTGCCGGATTTATCAACATGTTGGTTTATATTTAGAACAGTATCAATACTGTTGATTATCGCCGTAGTAGGGTGGTACGCAGTATTGTTGACAAGGAAGATTACACTATTAGTCGATGATTTTATACCTCCGGAATTTGAAGGAGAGGATTTATCGTCAGCTCATAAACAGTTTAGTTTTGCTTTGGTTAAATCAACAGCAACGTCTTTTTTTTCTACAATGAATGAGTCAATGGAAAAATTTAACAAAGCATTTTCGGATTCGGAATATACGAAATTAGTGAAGAAAATGGGAGATTTTTCGGCAGCACTGAAAAACATAGAATATTTGATATCAAAAATCAAAGAAATTCTGCGATGGGTAGTAGATTCGTTTTGCACTTGTTTATGTGGGAGACCTTTCTTTACAGATTCACGAAACGTATTTGCACTTAAGAGCAAAATAGAGCAATTACAGAAAATGTTATCAGTGTCAGCAATAGAGTCCATGTCAGGAGAGGATATGCAAGCGTTTATAGATGCTTATATGGATTTAGTAGAAATGCAACCTTTTGTATTTCGAGTAGATAAATGGTTAGGAAGTCAGATTCAAATGACAGTTACAAAAGCCCAGCCGTTTTTCAAGACATGTAAGTTTAATCTTAAAACGAATATCACTAGAATGGAGCCATATTATATATCAATGGGGGGATTACCAGGACAAGGGAAAACAATACTTACAGAAATATTAGAAAAAATGATATTTGATTGTATGAAGTCTAAGTACACGGAAACGTGGTTAAAATTCTTTTCGAAGGATGGAAAGCCAGTGGAATATACAGATGCTTTAAGATACAATCGAATGGCAGAACAGGAGTATTGGGACAATTATGTTAATCAACCTTTTACGAGAGTGGATGATATAGGACAAGATAGTTCGGGACCAGAAAAACGAGCAGCAGAGTTCTTTTCACTGATTCGAATGATTAATAATGCACCTTATCCATTGCACATGGCAGATATAGTGCGCAAAGAAAGCACAGTATTTACATCACCAATAGTAATGACAACAACAAACATGACGGAGGAAACAATGTTGAAACCAGGAGAGTTAGGTATTTTAGATCCAGCGGCGTATTTGCGCAGGCGGGATGTACATATAGAAGTTAAACGAAGGAGTTCATCATTTGTTAAAGAAGGTAAATACAGTAGAGAATATATGGAAGAGTACGATTTACGAGTAGGTCGTCCGAATAGGATGACAGGAAAAGTGGAGGAGTACGTGATATATCAAGGATATCAAGGCCTTATGACTTTAGTGACAGAAATGACACGAGACATGGTAGTACGATACCAAGATTTCAAAGGAATGAAACATATAGACTTTACAGCAGATTTTGCAGTATTAGCACAAGGAGAAGAAATTTTGCACACACGACAAAAAGTGTTGGATATGAAAATTGATCTTATGGAGAAAATGGAACAGAAAGCATTGGACCAAGAGATAGTTTACAAGGCAAAAAGGGCAGTAAACGTAGATGGACAGTCATCAGATGAAGATAATTCAAGTGACGATGATATTTCAAATACGTTTGAACGAGCAGTATCCACGATAGGAGAAGATCTATCAAGTGCGAGAATACAAATGCACAAAATACGTAATATGTGGTACCCAGTACATGCATCAGTATTTTTATTTGCAAAATACCACGGGATTGATTGGCACGATAAATCACGAGTGGAATATGATATGGTAGTACAGTACAGCAAAGATAAT